TTCATCGCAGGCAAGCGAACGATGAACGTCGAATGTAATGCGTTCTATGTGACCGGGGATACCGCATACGGTTCGCTCGTCACGGCATACGAAGCAGGCTCATCGGTTACGATGATCTGGTCGGACGATGCGAATGCGGCCACGCCCGCGACGGTCAAGACGGCAAGCGCACTCGTTTCGAGTCTCTCGCTTGATGCTCCCGCGCATGGTCCCGCAGAGATTTCGATCTCGCTGCAGGCAACGGGTAACGTCACTTGAGTCTGACTGCTGACCAACTGCGTGGTCAAGTTCGCATCTTGGTCGATGGCGAGGAGAAGATTCTTCGCTTCGATCAAGGTGCGTTGGCTCGACTCATCGACGCTCTCGGTCTCCAGGGACTCTCGGAACTTCCATCCGCAATCTCTAGTCTCGACGCTGACGTTCTTCGTCAGATGGTCTGGGCAGGATTGCTCTGGAACAAACCGAGCCTAGAGATCGAGGAAGTCGGATCATGGTTCTTCCCTCTCCTGCCGACCTATCAAGCAGCGGTTGAGGGATTGAATCTCGGTCTATGGGGAACTCCCGAACCCGAAACGGGTGACGGAGGAAGCGACGACAACGCGGACCCTCCGATAGGCGAGAGTGGAACTTCGCGGAGGCTAGACGCATAGGATTCGCTCAATTCGGAATCGGGTTCGATGAGTTCTGGAAGTTCACTCCGTTCGAGTTTAACGAGATCGCAAGCGGTTTCGAGGAAGTGAGAAAGGACAAGATCGAACTCTCGAAAGCGGAAGCCTACTGGATTGCCGCACTCGGCAGAACGAAGCGTCTTCCTAACTTCGAGTCATGGATGCGACCTCCGAAACCGGGTCGCGCACTTGAAGGTGACGAAGCAGAAGAGCGAAAGAAGGAGCACGAAGAGTTCGCGTTCCGGTTTGAAGAAGCAATGAAGGAAAAGGAGAGCGAGCATGGCGACTGAAGTCGGCAGTATCGAAATCGCTCTTCGTGCGAGAATAGATAAGCTCGATGCGGATCTGAAGAAAGCAGAAGCAGTATCGAAGAAGTCGGGCAAGAAGATCGGTCAGAATATGCAAGGTGCGTTCAAGTGGCTCGGAAACGTCCGAGTCAAGATCGGTCTCGTTGTCTTTGCGATGGCACAAATGGCAGCGATTGGTGGACTGAATCGGATGATCCACTCGGCTATCGACGCAGCAGATGCTCTCGGCAAGACGGCAGACAAGCTCGGAATCTCGAAGAAGGCATTGCAAGAACTCCAGTTCGCAGCGAATCAGTCCGGTGTTCGAGTCGAAGCGTTGAACATGGGACTCCAGAGATTCGGACGACGAGCAGCGGAAGCAGCGCAGGGAACCGGAGAAGCGAAAGACGCGATCGCTCAACTCGGTATCGAGTTGAGGGACAAAACATCTGGCGCACTCAGGACAACCGAAGCTCTATTCATGGACGCGATGCACGCTCTCGCGGACATCGAGAGTCCGCTTGAGCGAGTTCGTCTCGGATTCAAATTGTTCGACTCCGAAGGGGTCGCCCTTGTCAATATGGCAGGGAACGTCGATGGACTTCGCGAGGAAGCGCAGAAACTCGGAATCGTTCTCGATGACGAAGTAATTGCCAAGTCTACCGAGACGAAAGACATTCTCGAAGGACTCTCTAGGGTGACTAGCTCCCAACTTGCTCCAGCGTTAGCTGATCTCGGTGGCGACATTCTTATCCGAGTCGCTGAGACGATGAGCGAAGTCGCAACATGGTCGAACAAGGTATATCGAGCGTTTGCAGACATTGGGAATCTCGGACTGTCGAATTCAATTCTCGCACTTAATGAGCAACTGAAGGCGACCGCTGCACTCGAAGAAAGAATTGCAATAGCGCGAGCAAACAATAACAAGCGAGCGCTCCCTTCTATGAATGCGGCACTAAAGGAGGTGAAGCAAAGAGAGAAGGATCTACAAGATCAAGTCGATAAGCTGAACCGAGAGAGAGACAAGATTGCGGAAGAACTTAGATCAGAGAAAGAAGGTGAGCGGGCGAAGTTCAAGACGGCAGCGGAGCGGAAGAAGGCAGAACAGGATCTAGCGAAGAGGATCGAGGACCGAAGGAAGCTCGCGAAGAAAGCGCATCGGGACTATCTGATGCAGTCGGACCAGAGAATCGCACTCATAAAAGAAGAGTTAGAAGAAGACCGCGATGCTCTTCTCGCGAAGGAAGAAGCGCACGAAGACTATACCGACGCGATAGTCGAGCTTGAGCAATCCGCTGCTCTGAAGATTAAGAAGATCCAAGACGACAAGGCAAATGAGCTAAAAGACTCGCTCGATGAAGCGAACAAGGAATGGAGCGGTCTATTCGACTTCATGGAAGACGGTTTCTCCGATGCGCTTGCAACGATGCTCATGACCGGAGAGATTTCCTTTAAGGCACTCGCGCAATCATTCCTTCGAGAGTTCTTGCAGATCGGAACTGGGAAACTCGTTGGTCAATTGTTCGACTTTCTCGGTGGACTCGGAGGGATGTCCTCTGCGGAATTGAATATTCCGAATACGGGTACTGCTACCCCGATTGGCTCTCTTCCCGTTCATAACACGGGAGTCGCCACCCCGATTAGTTCTCTTCCCATTCATCGGGCAAACGGTGGACCCGTACTCGTCGGCGAACGCGGACCGGAACTCTTCATCCCAGGTCAAAGCGGATTTGTCGCAACGAATCAGAATCTTCGGAAGATGACTGGAGGAGGAGGAGGCAACGTCACCGTTACGGTCATCAATAACTCGGGAGAGGAATCTAAGACAACCGAGAAGGACGGACCGAACGGGACTCGAAACATCGAGGTCATGATCGGGCAAGCGATCTCGAAGAACATTCAAAAGGGTGGAGACGTTGACCAAGCGATCCGCAACTCATACGGAGTTCACCGAGTCGGGAGGCATGGAATCTAATGGCAGACCTTTCTTGGCCGGGAACGCTTCCGACTGCTCCTCTGTACGGTTGGACTGAGGCTCCTGGGAATAGTCTCGTCCGAACTCAAACCGATGCTGGACCCGCGAAGGTTCGTCGTCGCTTCTCGTCCACTCCCTCGCAGTTCTCCATGCAGTTCGCAATGACCGAAGCGCAAGCGACTCGACTGATTCAGTTCTACGAAAACGCTTCCGACGATGGAACCGCAGGCACTTCGGGAGGCGCATTGACGTTCGACACTCTGGAGCATCCGAGAACGGGAGCGGCAACGACTTGGAGGTTCCTCGCTCCTCCGGTGATTACTCAAGATGCGTTTGAGCATTTCAAAGTCTCTCTGCGTCTGGAGTTGCTTCCGTGAGTAGGAACGTCTCAGCAACCGCAAGGCAAGCGATGTATTCGCAGGAGACCGAAGATGTCTTCGTCTTGCTTCTGGAGATCAGCAACGAGGACGACCCAGCAGATCCGATCCGGGTTGCCTTGGACTCCTCGAATCTTTACTCGAAACTTACCGTTGATGGTACGAATACGCATTCAGCAGCGGTTACTTTCGCGGGAGGGTTCTTTCGCATCGAGCTTCCCGAAGAAGCGGGCGACAATATTTCGTCTGTCCGTATGAGTATTGACAACGTGGACCGAGCGATTGTGACCGCTATCCGAAACGCGAACGAGCCTCCCGAAGTTAATATGTGGATCGTCCTCCGAAGCACTCCCGATGTCGTCGAAGCGGGTCCGTATTTTCTAGTCCTTGAGAGTGCGACCTATGACGCAACGACGGTGACCGGAGAACTTGCTTTCGAGGACGTTACGAATCGACGCTTCCCGAAGCATGAGTTTACTCCGCACTTCACTCCGAGTCTCTTCTGATGTGGTCGAACGATTATATCGGTATTCCGTACAAGCTACACGGGAGAGAAATCGAAGAAGGTCTCGACTGCTGGGGACTCGTTCGGCAAGTCTACCGACGAGAACTCGGGATCGAGCTTCCGTCGTATGCCGACGAGTACACAACGAGCGTTGACGGAGAAGGATTCCAAGGTGCAAAGGGAGTCGAAGAAACAGAGTGGAAGAAGGTCTCGACCCCGAGAGAGTTCGATACCGTCTGGTGCAAGATCGCAGGCATCGAGTGTCATACGGGGGTCTTCCTCTCTAGCGGTCGGATGCTCCACGCGATGATGGGAAACGATTCTTGCATCGTTAATCTCTCGACAATCGGATGGGAAAGGAGAGTGGTCCAATGCTACAGGCACCACTAATCCAAGTCGCAACTGCGACGAACCCATTCGATGCGGCTCGCGTCGATGCATGGGTCGAAGAAGGGAAGACCGTCGAGGAGATCATTCTCGAACAGGGAATCTCTCTCGATGGAGCATACGGAGTCCTCGTCACCATCGGAGGCGAACTCGTTCCCGATAAGATGCTCTCGCGAGTTCGTCCGAAGGGTAACTCTCTGATGGTCATCCGCGTCGTCCCGAGAGGAGGCGACTCGGGGAAAATGATTCTTTCAATCGTTATCGGCGTGCTAACGATCTGGGCAGGAGGAGTCGGATTCCTTGCCAAGGGAGCGACTCTCGCAGCGCAATTATCGTCCGCCGCTCTAGTCGTCGGTGGACTGATGGCAGTTGCGGGAGGCATTCAATCTCTTGTTGCTCCTCCTCCGACTGTTCCATTCTCAGGAGACATACCAACATCGCAAGACTCTGCTGCGTTGTTGGGAACGAAAAACACCGCTCGGTTGTTTGGTCCGATCAGAACTGTTCTCGGAAAATATCGAATCTACCCCGACATTCTAGCGAAACCGTTCACGGAACGAGTCGGAAAAGATTCCGTTCTTCGTCTGCTCATGTGCTTCGGATACGGTCCGCTTGATATTGATATTTCTTCAATCAAGATCGGAGAGAGACCGATAACAGATCTGATCCCTGCTTCAAAATTCAACGTTCTGGAGGGATGGGACGACGACCCCGAACTGTCGATCTTCAGAGATGATGTGGAAATGGACGTATCGTTTCAACCCGAGCTAAAAAGACAAACCATTGCACAGAACGCATTGGGTTATCCAAACCCTTTTGTTGTTATGACCACGAATGTAGACCCAAAAGAAATAAGTTTCGACCTTCAGTTCCCAGCGGGCCTTATCGCGTTTTCAGATGGAAGAGGGTATCCCACTGAAGTTCGTGTAACTTTTACTGTTAGGGAAAGGTGGGTCAATTCTGGCTCAGGAACGTCGTCGGCCTTTCAGAGTATCACGACCCCGACGCATGGACTCGGTGAGGATTCTGGTTTCTCTGAAGATTCAGCGGGTCAATTTACGCTTGGACTCGCTGAGCGGGGAACAGTTACTCGGGGTCTCAGGTGGACTGCCATTTCTTCTCCTGCTGGATCGTTTCATGAAGTTGAAATAACGAGAACACACACAGATAACGGCAACAGCAATCCGAGAACGGTCTTCGCAACAAACGAAGACGCGATCTTCGGTGATGCGGTAGTCATCGTTATCCGTACCATCAAGCCTCACACAGAATCTATGGTCCCGAATCTCGCTAAGATCGAGCTTGAGATAAATGCGGACGAAACCGGATTAAGCGGAGTCATAGATAATCTTTCTGCGGTTTGCACTTCGATCCTTCCGAAGTGGGACAACGCAACTAAGCTCTGGGGACCAACCCATGCAGAGTCTTCTGCATACAATGTGACGATGTTCCCGAGCAGGAATGCTGCGTGGCAGTATGCTCAAGTTCTTCGAGGTCCGGCGAACTCTCGAAAGGTTGCAGACGAAAGAATCGACGGACCCGCTCTTCTTTCTTGGGCAACGAATCTCGATGGGGAAAGTGGAAGCGCTGATCTTCCAATCAGCGGAACAGATAATCTTGCAAGAAATCTCGATGCCGTCATCGACTACACATCAACGACGCGGAAGGTACTATCGGACATCGCAGGAGCGAGTAGAGCTTCTTTGAGTATCTCAGATGGTAAATATTCTGTTGTTAAAGACGTTCCGCAGTCTGCGATCATTCAGCATTTCTCTCCGCGCAATTCATCGGGATTCTCTGGCGCGAAGGGTTTCAGAAATAAACCCCATGCGCTTCGGACGCACTTCGTCAATCCAGATAAACAATATCAGCGAGACGAGCGCATCGTATACAACGATGGTTATAGCTTGAACGGAAACGAAATCCATTCCTGGGAATTTAATGGATCGACTGAAGGATGGGGAGGGAACAATATTTCAAACACTTCCGCATCGAGTTATTTAATAACAAGTACAACTCATTCTAACGGAAGACTA